ACACGATCAATTCGTCCGGTAACTCACAAGTGACAGGTGGTTTTGTTTCGATGGATGCAGATGGATTCACCCTCAATTTTACAGTGGTGAATACTGCGTTCATTGTTCGTTGGGAAGCAATCGGTTAAGGAACAAATATAATGGCATACACGACACCACAATTCCCCGATCAGGTTTGGGATGGTGATTCCATCAATCCTGAACGTCAGGGCACAATAAGTGACCGTGATCCCAATTCACAAGACTGGGATCAGATTGTGGCAGAAGTACGTGCCACGCAGACGAAGGTATTGGAACTTGCAGCCGGAGAGGTTGGGGAATTTGCGACGGGTCCAAGTGGCCCGAGTGGCCCGACTGGCCCTAGTGGTCCCAATGGTCCCAGTGGTCCCAATGGTCCCAGCGGTCCCGATGGCCCCAGTGGTCCGAGTGGTGCGGATTCATCTGTGAGCGGTCCTAGTGGTCCAACAGGTCCGAGCGGCCCGAGTGGTGCAGATTCATCTGTGAGCGGTCCTAGCGGCCCGGATGGCCCGAGCGGCCCGGATGGCCCGAGCGGCCCGGATGGCCCGAGCGGCCCGGATGGCCCGAGCGGTCCCGATGGCCCCAGCGGCCCGGACGGCCCGAGTGGCCCGGATGGCCCGAGTGGTCCTAGCGGCCCCAGTGGTCCCGATGGACCCAGTGGTCCTAGCGGCCCGGATGGCCCGAGTGGCCCGGATGGCCCGAGTGGCCCGGATGGCCCGAGTGGTCCTAGCGGTCCTAGCGGTCCTAGCGGCCCGGACGGCCCGGATGGACCCAGCGGTCCTGATGGCCCGAGCGGTCCCGATGGTCCTAGCGGTCCCGATGGTCCGAGTGGCCCTAGCGGTCCTAGCGGCCCGGACGGCCCGGATGGACCCAGCGGTCCTGATGGCCCGAGCGGTCCCGATGGTCCTAGCGGTCCTGATGGCCCGAGCGGTCCTAGCGGTCCTGATGGACCCAGCGGCCCGGATGGACCCAGCGGCCCGGATGGACCCAGCGGTCCCGATGGTCCTAGCGGCCCGGATGGCCCGAGTGGCCCGGATGGCCCGAGCGGTCCCGATGGACCCAGCGGTCCTAGCGGCCCGGATGGCCCGAGCGGCCCGGATGGCCCGAGTGGCCCGGATGGCCCGAGTGGCCCGGATGGCCCGAGCGGTCCCGATGGACCCAGCGGTCCTAGCGGCCCGGATGGCCCGAGTGGCCCGAGTGGCCCGAGTGGCCCGAGTGGTGCGGATTCGTTTGTGAGTGGTCCAAGTGGCCCAGACGGACCCAGCGGACCAAGTGGCCCGGAAGGTCCAAGTGGCGGGCCAACAGGTCCGAGTGGTCCCGATGGTCCGACTGGTCCCAGTGGTCCGAGCGGTCCTGATGGCCCGACTGGCCCCAGTGGTCCGAGTGGTCCAGCAAATGTTCCTGATTCTTCGGGTTTGGGTGATGGGGATTGGATGTTGAATGTCACCAGTGGTGTGGCAACTTGGGTCGCACATACGTAAACAATCAGAGAGGCGGCCGGAGTATGTATACTCCGGCCGCCTAAAGGACGCCTATGTTTCATGTCGTCGGGTTGCCGAGTACGCGGACATCAGGACAAAGTGAATGTCAGTTTACAGCATTGACGGGCAACTTCATTCGGATGATGAAGTCCTTGGGGCATCAAGTCATTCACTATGGTATGGGATGTGATGAAGTCTGTGACGAGGATGTTGTGCTTGGACAAGCGGTGCCGATGGATTGGACCGGGAAGTTTGCTTACTGGCCAGTATTTAACAAGGCTGTGGCAACTGAGATCAATAAACGAAAACAACGAGGCGACTTTGTTTGCGTCATCAATGGTCGATTGAATCAAGTATTGGCTTCGATTGCTGACGTGATGGTTGTCGAATACGCCATAGGTTACAATGGCACTTTTGCCAAGTATCGCGTATTCGCGTCATACGCACACATGCACAAGGTTTGGGGTGCCGAAGGTAGTTTTGATCCTGACGGTAAATTCTATGACGTGTCGATTCCACATTATCTGGACCCGGCCGCATACCCGATGGGAGAGAAGGGGGATTATTACCTTTACATTGGACGTTTGACACATCGGAAAGGTGTTGACATCGCAGTTGAAACCTGCAAGCGCCTTGGACTCGGACTGAAATTGGCCGGGTTGGGTGAACGATACGATGCTGAACACGTTGGGTTTGTGACGGGAGCAGAACGGCTTCGTTTATATCAAGGTGCAATTGCAACTTTTGCTCCAACCTTGTATGTCGAGCCTTTTAACATGACGGTGCTGGAAGCACAGATGACTGGTACGCCAGTTATCTCGACTGACTGGGGAAGTTATCCTGAATTAGTTGAACACGGTAAGACAGGATACCGTTGCCGGACGTTGGAACAATTCATGTGGGCGGCCCAACACGTACAAGAACTGAACCCAGAGTACATTCGACAACGAGCCATTGCGAATTACAGTCTGGATCGGGTTCGTTGGATGTACGACGAATACTTCAAGATGCTTTTTGACCTGTGGGACAAAGGGTGGTACACGGAACGCAAACGAACTGAATTGGATTGGTTGGTGAAGGCATGATCGACTCGACCTTCTACGGTACGCTGCTTGAAGCGGATGATTACTTCGCCCACCGTCTCCATGAGACGGCTTGGACGGATGCGTCTGCTGCCAATCACACCAAGGCGTTGTTCGCGGCCCGATGCGTCATTGACGCCTTGAATTACAAGGGATACAAAGCAACCGTTTACACACTCTTGCAGGCAAATCCGTCTGCAACGCAGACGGAGATTCAGACCGCCGAAGCGGCTCAACCATTGGAGTTTCCAAGGGGCGCTGACGCAGTAGTCCCGGAAGCCATCCGCATTGCAGCGTATGAGATTGCGTACGCGCTGCTTGACGGTAAAGACCCTGAGTTGGAGTTGGAGAATCTGGCGGTCAGTGCGATGGGGTACGGGGCGGTGAAGACCAGCTACGAGCGGTCACAACTGCCAATTGAGCATGTGATAAATCTTTGCCCCTCGTCATCGGCTTGGCGACTTCTCAGACCATTTTTAAGAGACAGTGACGCGCTCAAGATGAGTCGGTTGTCGTAATGCACTGTCTTTACATTGTCACGAACCTTGTCAATTGGAAGATGTACGTTGGCATCACGACTAATCCAGCATTGCGATGGTGTAAGCATCGAAATGGACATGGTTCATATCTTGTAAAAGCGGCGATTGCCAAATATGGTATTGAAAATTTCCGCTTTACTGTGATCTATCAGAGTTGCGACGGAGAGTGTGTGAAATGGATGGAACAACAGGCGATTGCCGAGTTAAAGACTGAGGCACCATTTGGATACAATCGCAATTCTGGTGGAGGCGGCGCACCAAAAGGTGTAAAACCATCGGTAGAGATTGTGGCTCGACGGGCGGCGTCAAATCGTGGAAAGAAACGAGTTGCAGGTTTCGGGGAGCGGATGGCTGCAATTAACAAAGGGCGTAAACGAACAATTGGCGTGCGGCAACGATTATCAGAGATTCATCGAGGGCATCCAGGTTATCAACGACAACGTGATGCGGCAAGGCAGTTAATGAGTCGTTGTGTGCTTGTTGATAATGTGGCGTATCCCTCCATGAAAATAGCGGCGAGTCAAAATGGACTATCCTACTCGTCATTGCATAAGAGGTTTCGACGTTACGAAAAGTCTGGTTCCTTTCCTACGGGTTGGGCTTACTTATCGTGACTGAGTGTTCGTTACCAGCTTTCGCTGGGTCAGGGCCACCGAGACTCGAATCGGCGGGATACCTGCTAGAATCATTCGAGGGTTTGGAGAAATGCTATGTATCAGTCTCGTCCGTGGGAGTCTTGTTTTGAGGGTGAAGATGCTGCCGCCGCTGCCGCTGCCGCTGCCGTTGCTGCTGCCGCTGCTGTTGCTGCCACTGCTGGTGCCGTTACTGGCGGCACGACCTTTACCCAGGATGACCTGAATCGTATTCTTGCCGAGGATAAGCGCAAGCATCAGGTGCAGTTGCAAAAGATGGAGTTGCAACTGACGGAATTGACGAAGAGCAAGAGTTTGACCGATCAGGAGCGAGCGACCTTGAAGGAGAATCTGGACGCCATCGCCGGTCAGTTGCGTACCAAGGAACAACAGGCTCAGTTGGAAAAGCGTCAGATGGAAGAGGCGCACGCAGCCAAGATGACTGAGGCTGACGAGAAGGCCCGTGTGTGGGAGTCTTTGTATCGAGATTCCACTATCGACCGTTCATTGCAGGATGCGGCTGTGAAGCATGAGGCTTTCAATACGGCGCAGATGATTACACAATTGCGGCCGTGGACCCGTCTCATTGAGGTCATGGAGGAGAAGACGGGTAAAGGCACGGGCAAGTATAAGCCCGTGGTTGACATGCCGGACGTGGATGCCACCACGAACGAGCAAGTGATTATGACCCGCTCACCCGAGGAAGCCGTGAAGCGTATGAAGGAGTTGCCCGAGTGGGCCAACCTCTTCAAGTCCGGGGTGGTTTCGGGGATCGGTTCGAGTTCGGCTACCGGTGGCCTCATACCGGGTCAAGGCGGCAAGATCGACGTGCGGAAATTGACTCCGCAACAGTATCGTGAAATCCGAAGCAAGAACCCTGAATTGCTCGGACTCGCTCCCAAGCGCCGCTAGTCCCCAGGGGAGTGGTGAACTGAGTCAAACAAAACAAGGAGATTCACATGAATCGTCTGTACCAAAACCGGGCTTTCGTGGCTTGCTACGAGAACGTCCTGGATGCCTACATTCCTGAGCTTGATTAACCCAAGGCTCCTTTGGTTGGTGACAATCAATGAAACAACAGGGCTATATGCTGGAAACACCGAGTATGCACCAGTACGCGATGCGTGAAAATCTGAGTGCTGCGGTCAATCAGCAGGGAAGACCCGAAAGGGAACCCTCAACGACTGAACGCCCTGCCCCGAAACGAAAGAGAGTTGCAACGAAGATTAGCGAAGGTTTCCACTATGACATTCCGACAAGAGGTTGGAAGCGCACAATCAAGGATGGACGAGCGTGGTGTACGGATTGTTCGACGTGGAAATTGGTGACAGAGTTTTGCAGTGTTAAGGATTGTCCGTATCATTACTGTAAAGTTTGTCAACGGTTGCATAAAGCAATGTCTCGGTATTCAATGACGCGAGATGAAGTTGTGCGACTGTACGCGATTGGTCAGTGTGAATGTTGTGGTTCAGGATTCAAGAATCAACAACATAAACATATCCACCATGTTGATGGAGTTGTTCGCGGCGTGATATGTTTAACGTGCAATCATCTTTTACGGGATGAATCAACAGAACATCTTCAACGGTTGGAGTGTTGTGTAAGATTTATCAAAGATCGGGTGAAGATATAGTCTGAACCTTGCAGCGATGCAAGGAGGCGGACAGAAATGATCCGCCCGACTCGAAAGAGTTGGTAACAGATTGTTGGGCACAGGAAGGCTTGGCCATTCTCGAAGAGAACATGGTCATGGCTAACCTCGTCCATCGTGACTTTGAGAACGAAATCGCCAAGTTCGGCGATGTCGTGAACACCCGTCGTCCGGGTGAGTTCAAGATTCGCCGGAAGACCGATGGGACCACCCTCGTCCAGCAAGACGCCACCGCGACCAATGTGCCGGTGACTTTGGACCAGTGGTTCTATCAGAGTTTCGTGATCCGTGACGGGGAAGGCAGCAAGTCCTTCCAAGAATTGACCGACATTTACCTCCGACCCGCCATGCTGTCCATCAGCCGTGGCATCGACCGCGCCTTGCTCGGTCGCGTTCACGCTTACCTCGGCACTCCTGCCGCTGGTCGTGTGGGTCGGTTGGGTGGCTTGGCGGCTGCGACGGCCAGGGACTACTGCCTGGATGCTCGTGAGCGGTTGAACGTCAACAAGGCTCCCGTGGATGGGCGTCGGCTCGTCCTGGCTCCGGGTAGCGAGACTGCCATGCTCAAGACGGAACTGTTCATCAGGGCCGATCAGCGTGGTGATGGTGGATCAGCGTTGGAAAACGCCATCCTCGGCCGTATCCTCGGTTTCGACACCTACATGGATCAGAACGTGAACAACGTCCTGACGGGTGCGGATGTTGACGCAGGCCCCCTGACACTCGTTGCTGGTCAGGATGCCGGTTACGCCGGGGCTTTCAATATCGTGGTCACTGGGTTCGCTGGCGAGTATCTGAATATCGCTGGCAACGATCAACCCACCTGGATGCTCGATAAGACTTCCGGCGCGGTTGTTCTCAACGAACCCCTCAAGAATACCGTGCTGACCAGTGCGGTAGTCACGCGCTACAAGAAGATTGGTGTAGCGGCTGATTACGCCAAGGGTTGGAGCAAGGGTATCGTCCTTGATGCCTACACCACGGCCAAGGCTCCGCAAGTTGGCCAGTTGCTCTCCTTTGGGGTAACCCTCAATGGGCGGCATACCTATACGGTCATCGAGTCTGAGGACGCTGGTACGACTTGCACGGTGTACCTGGATCGGCCATTGGAGATTGCGGTGGTCAACACGGACGCCGTATACCCCGGCCCATACGGTGCGTTGAACCTGGCGTTCCATCGGGACGCCCTGGCGCTCATCACCCGGCCGTTGGCTCTGCCCGACAGCCGCATGGGTGTCATGGCCGCCGTGGTTCCTCACAACGGCATCGGGATGCGCGTGCTCATGCAGTACGACATCAACGCCGGTGGCACCGTGGTCAACTGCGACATCCTCGCGGGTGTGGCGGTTCTGAACGCTGCCCTCTGCGTTCCGGTGCTCGGCTAATCCTGTCTGAGCGAGTTTCCGGCCGCCCGGCCGGACCTACCGACCGGGCGGCTTTACCATCAACTGCGGTGAATGGAGACACCAATGGACGTGTTTATCGACGCCATTTCATTGCTCAAGCAATATGGCCCTCTGGTTCTGGTTGTTGCCTTCTTTCTTTGGCAAAACTGGGTCCGTGAGTGCCGTATGACTAAGCGCATCGAGAAATTGGAAGACGAGCAGCGAAACGTGTTGATGCCGCTTGTCGAACGATGCGCAGACGTGATTGCTCAAAACACGATGATGATGGAACGATTGGAGAAGGCTCTGGAAAAGTAATGACGTATCCCGCTAACTACAGCTTGAATCAACAGATTCGTCACGTATTGTACGCCTTGAAGCGGCAGTACGGGGGTGCGATTACCGTATACCAGAATGGCACGGTGACTACGGATACGAAAACCGGTGAAGTGACTCGAACGAAGACGGCAACCCGGATTCATCGAGCGGTCGTTCTGCCTGTTACGATCAGTCGAGAATTGAAGCAGAGCATTTCGGTGATTTCTGCCAATAAGATGACGGTGACGGGTGGATATTTTGAGGTTGGAAAACGGTTGTTCATCATCGAACGCCGCGATGCTCCCAATCTCGCGTTACAAGAGTGTGATTGGATTGGTTACAACAGCAGGAAGTATGCCATTGAGAATTTTGAGGAGTACGAGTTTGATACGGCATACGTCGTTACCGGGAAAGAAATGCCCGGTGAACCACTTGGTATTGAAGGCTCCGTTATGGAGATCAATGCTGACGATGATCTTGCTCTTAACTCGGTTGCAAGGAGGATATAATGTCTGCCAATCCTAATTGGGCACGCTGGGTTTTCGCATCCGTAGCCACCTACTTGAAAGGTATCGCGGACAGTCAGACTCTTCCAGTTTTGGTGGAGGGTCTGCATGAGCGCACGACTGCATTTACACACGCCACGGATCGGTGTGAAGTGCGCATTACAGGGCCTTTTACGAAGGAACTGAGTCGCAATTATTTCCGTGTTGAAGTAATTGTGAACGTCTTGTTCCAAAGTCGTAACGACGAGGGCAAGAATCAGTACGACATCATCAAGAAGGTTGGCGTGTTTCACGAAGCAATGGATGGCTCCATCGCAATCTTCAAGTATGGAAATGAACCTGGTGACGACGAGCATGAATTGGTTGGTTGTTTGTCGCCAGCGCAGGGACGCAATGACACCATTCGCGTCATGCACTTTGGGCAAGTTGATCCGACCAACAAGTTGAAGCAGTCAATGGTTGACGCTCGCTACGTGATGGAACTTTCCAACAACGAATAACAGGAGAAACTGAACATGGCTCGCATTGAACTACGCGATTGCGATGTCATTTTCCAAGACGGTCTCGCGGGGGTGGGAGCATTGACGGCTTCCCCGCCTGTGGCAACCGATACGGATTTGGACATCGACTCTGTTGTCTTGAACACCGTGGACACTGATAAAGTGCCCCTGGGTGCTCGTTTTACCGTGGACGGCGAGACAGCCGACACGATTCACGTCGTCACCGCGCGCACTGCCGCCCCATCTGGTGGTGTCAACGCTAAGCAGTCAGTCGGCATCTCGGCGACTGGCGGCCATTTCCATTTGACATGGGGTGGTAAGACGACTGATGCCATTGCCTTCGATGCCGATGCGGCGGCCGTTAAGACGGCTCTCGTGGCAATGGAAGATGGTTACACGACCGACGACTGGGCTGTTACTGGCACAGCCGGAGCGTGGGTCGTCGAGTTCAAGGGTGTCTTGGGTGCAACACCCCAACCTCTCTTGGTCGGCGACGGTTCGGCTCTTACTGGTGGAACCACGGTTGTAACCGTGGCGACTACGCAGGCTGGTGTCGTGCCTTTGGCGACAACCAACATTGCTTTCACTCCCGCTCTTGGAGCAGGCACGTATGTCGATGATGGCGTCGTGACTTTCTTGCCACAACAGTTGGACATCAAAGTGGGTGACGGCAATATCACTTACACCGAGCACAAGACTCACGAATACCTGTTGGACCGAGGCGACTTGGATACCGTCAGGGAAGGGAATCAAGTGCCGATGGACGTGAAGATGGAGGCTGTTTACGAACACATCACTCAAGGAACGAGTGAACCAGTCAGTCCGATGGATGCGTTGAAGGGTATTGGCGGTGCGGCTGAGTGGGTCAGCGCATCCACCGATCAGTGTGAACCCTATGCCATCGACCTGATTGTTCTTCACACGCCGCCGTGTGGCACGTCTGAGAATGAGCGAACCACATTCCCGGACTTCCGCGCCGACACGAAGGAAGTGAATTTCAAGGAAGCGTCGATTTCGGTTACGGGCAAATGCAACGTGACTGAACCGATTGTGGAGCGGGACGTGGAATAGTCCTGTGAACGCTGAATACGGTAAGGTTGGCACGATGTCAACCTTACCTTTCTTTCTCCGCGAGGGAAATGAACATGAAGATCGCTGGTGTTGATCCTAAGTCTCTGAGTACAGAAATCATCTTGGTGCTACCGCGTGGTGAACAGAACCTCGTGTTTCGTGCCAAGGGTCTGCCGAATATGGACGAGTTTACGGCACTGTGCCCGACGCCGAAACCGCCAGGAAAACTTACCAAGGACGGTTGGGTTGCTAATGTAAACGATCCTACCTATCAACAGATTCTCGGTGAGTGGGCAAAGAAGCGACTTGGCTACATGGTCGTCAAGTCTCTGACTCCATCCGAGATTGAATGGGATACAGTCAAGGAGGGTGATCCCCGTACCTGGTCGAATTGGGAAAAGGATTTGAGTGCGGCGATGCTGACACAGGTTGAATCCAATCGCGTGTTGGCTCTCGTCTTGGAGGCAAATGCACTTGACGATGATAAGTTGGCAAAGGCCCGCGAGGTTTTTCTTGCTGGTCAGGGACCAATGCCCGCCGAATACTCTGGCCCCCAGAACGAACCGGCGAGTACGCTGTCTGGCGAGCCTGTGAACGGCTAGGCATACAACCACCTGGCGTCAAAGACTCATGGGATGACTGTGGTGTTGAGACGCAAGCACTCGTTATTGCTTACAACCAAATTTGTAGCCATGACGAGGCAGAGTGGGAGGCTCAATTGGCTGGGGCACGGACGCCTTTTGGGGTTGCCCCAGTGCCGAAAGGTTCCTGACCATGAAGTTTGTGCCAAAGTTCGTCGCGCCTCGCTTGAATTTGTCTTCTTATCGGAAGACCCTTCATCGACACATGATGGATATTGTATCTCAAGCAATTAGTGTGTGGCTTGAGGCTGTGTTGATGGAGATTCCGGTATGGAGTGGTGCATCGCGTGCAACATTTATGCACCTGGCACAAGTGATTCATTACAACATTCCAATTGCACCCGCAACGCAAAGTCGAGTTGGCACAGGCATTGGTGAAGGGGACGGTGGATTGGAGGCGGACGACGGCAAAGGACGGTATGTTTTCAGTTACAGTACATCATTACCGTGGCTGATTTGGAACGAATATCATAATGCGAATGTCGATCCTGACCCAACACTCTTCTATCGTGTGTTAAAGGAAGGTCCATACAACTTTCAGATGAAAGGTTTCCAGGCGTTCCGTAGTTTTGCATCCACAGTGGATTTACCACCCGTCGCACCGCATATTCAGGCCGTGCGAGTCAAGGTGTAGTGGAGCCTTTATGGCCGACGAAATTCTCAATAAACTTGGCTTTGATGTGTCCCAAGCGCTCGATGCGCTGGCGAAGTTAGATGGTGCGCTTCAAGGTATTACGAGTGCATTGTCGAGTTCTGGGGCCGCGATGTCTGCTTGGAACAGTAAGGCCGAGCAGACTGTCAACATTCTGCGCGACATGGCAACACAGGCTGGTCGGGCGGCGTCAGCAATGGCGCGAGTCAATACTTCGGCGATGGGGGCGGCGACTCCGGTTGCCGCCGCTGCTGCTCCTGTCTCAAAATTATGGGTGCCGCCGGATTATAGTACGGCAACCAGTTCTGTCAACGCATACGCGCAGGCGTCCAAGGCAGCCGGTGCAGCGGCTACGGCAACGGGTGCAGCCGCTACAACAGCCAGTCAGAACGCAGCCAAGAGCGCTCAACAGGCGGCAGCCGCAACCAATACCATGACGGCATCGTGGGGAACACTCGGTCGTGTCGTAATGACACAAATGGTTGTTCGCGTCTTGTCACAGATTCGGGATGCCCTTCACGAAGCAGTGTCGGAATCGCTCAAGTTTCAGCGCAGTATTGCTGAAATTCAGACAATCGCACCAAAGATTGACAAGAATTTTGCATCTCTGGGTAAAGAGGTCGCAGATTTCTCCCGCCAGTTTAATTTCCCCCTTCCGCAAGTGGCTGAGGCAACGTATCAAACGTTGTCTAATCAGTTCACCACCGTCAAACAACGTTCCGACATTATGACGGCTTCCGCCAAGTTGGCGAAAGTTGGTTGTATGGAGTTGAATGATGCTGTGTTACTATTGACTGGGGCACTTAATGCCTATGGTATGTCAACCAGTCAGGCCGAAGATGTTGCTGCCAAATTCTTCAAGACGATTGAATTAGGCCGGTTGCGTGGTGCTGATTTGACGCCGGTACTTGGTCGTATTATTCCGATGGCGAGTCAATTGGGTGTGAGTCTGGATGAAGTTGATGCGTCGATGGTTTCATTGACTATTGGTGCAGCCAAGGTTCCCGAGGCGGCTACACAATTGCGTTCGGCAATGGCAGCGTTGGTGAAACCTTCATCAGATTTGCAACGTGAATTGAAGGCATTGGGGTACGATACCGGTCAGCAATTGATTCGTGCAAAAGGGTTGCAGGGAGCCTTTGAGTTATTGCGCGACAGTGTGGACGGGGATGTGGCAGCAACGGCTACATTATTCCGTAACATCCGGGCCTTGAACGCGGAATTGCGTTTGACCGGCACCGGGGCACAACAAGCAGAAGATGCGTTGAAGGCGTTGTCAACGACATCACGCGAAGATTTGAATAAGGCATTTGAGCAGTTCACTTCGACGGATGCTGAGCAATTCACGAAAGAGTTGAACAAACTCAAGATTGCTTTGGCAACTGATGTTGGCCCAGAATTGATTAAGTTTATCAGTCAGATGCTCAAGGCGGCTGGCGGGGCTGAAAGTCTTGCGGCGGCCTTGAAAGCAATTGTCAGTGCGGCCACGGCGTTTGGTCCACCGTTGGTGGCAATTGGAACAGGTTTAGCGGCGCTTGCTTTGCACGCAAGATTGGCGGCAGCCAATGCGTCTCTTTTAGGAGCCGCATTGAATAATGCTGTTGCACCACTTGCTTTCATTGTAGCAGGTGCAACATTTGTGGACCAAAAGTTGGCAAGTCTACTCGTGGACGCCAATGCGAATTTTAGAAAGAGTTTACAGGAGCGGTTAGCGGAAGAAGAGAAGGCGGGTGAAGCGCGTATTACGGCGGATGCAAAAGTCTACACAGAAACAGGGCGGCGTCTTGAGGAATACATGGCATTGGTGCGGCGCGCCTATAATCAACAGGTTGATGAAGCCCGCAAAACAGATGAAGATTTACTTGCAAGTAGTCGGGTGACTTTGCAACAAATGATTGCTGTGCGAGAGAAAGTTGCACAACAATTTCGAGCCGCTGCCAATGCTTCAAATCAAGCTGCCATAGATTCGGCGAAACGTCAAGTCGATTTGCAAGGTCGTTATGACGATACACGTTTCAAGCAGAGGATGCGTCAAGAATCCGATCTTGCTGAACGATCTGAACAGTACCAGCGGCGAGCCATGAGTCTGGCGATGGCGGCTGCGGGTGCATTGGCCGGAGCCAAGTCGCCTGCGGAGGCGGCTGAGGCTCAAGTCATGTTTCAGCGTGCGCAATCCTTCGCACAAGAAGCGGAGTCTATTGCGGCTTCGACTAAAGACACCTATCTGCATGAACAAGCCGAGCGGATGGTTCTTGCTGTGCTTCAACAGCAGATTGGGGCTGAAAAGACTTACGCAGGGAATAAACGTGAACAAGCGTCCGAAGCGTTGCGGGCTGCGGCGACTGAACAACAACGCATTGATCGAATGAAAGTCTTGATGAAAGGAATCTTGGAAGACTTGACACTCTTCGATAAGAAAGGCCCAATTGATGCCTCTAAACAGGCACAAAAGGCGGATGACTTAAAGAAGAAGATGTCTGAGTTGAAGGAACTGTGGGGTGCTGGTAAACAGATTGATGTTGGTGAGATGTTGAAGTTTGACCAACTTCAACGGCGCGTCCAGGGTGCCGTGGAGGGTGGCATCTCGAACGTGGAGGTTCAGAAACTCTTTGCAGCCCCCGAGACTATCGACACTTTGCGGAAACAGATTCAGACCGGCATTGGTGCTGTTGAGATTTCCTTGAAACCTTTTGTTGGGGGTAAGATCACGCAGGAGATGCTGGCCGGGAAGACTCCTTCGCAACAAGCAGAGATGGTTACGAAGGAATATCAGAAACAAGTAGATTTACTCGGTACGTTGCAACGTGAACAGAATGTCCTGACTCAATCTACCATTGTTCAGAAAGCTGCAACAGGAGCCTTGGGTGCCAATTTGGAAGTCTATAATGATGTAATGCGTCAGGGACTTCTTTATATGTCACAAATGGCAAAGAGGGGAATTGGCACGATTCTGGGTGGCGGTGATATTCAAGCGGCAACACGTTCACTTGCAGACTTGTACGTGGTGTTTGATAAGTTGTCAAAGACCGGGGCTAAGGGCTTCGGTATGGACGAATTTCTCAAACTACAAAAGATTTCTACGGAGGCATTGAAGAGTCCGTCTTTGACAGCTTTTGATAAAGCGTTTATTGAAGGCCAAATGGGATGGTTGAAATCTATCGCAGATGAAGCTGAACGGATGAAGAAAATTCAAGGGCCGACAGGAACGCGGGATATATCGGCAGAAATGAAAGCTGCTGAGGCAGAAGCCGCACGATTGAAGGCAATCATTGACCAGTTACAACCGCAAGCCAGCAAGTTAGGTGCGGGTGCTGTGGAGGCACAAGCCGCTTTAGGTACAATGCCGGACATATCGGGGTTGGCTGGACAGATTCAAGCGGCAGCCAATGCGATGTGGGAATTGGCTTGGGCTTCTGCATCAGTTGAATTTCCATCGACAGGAATGGCGGCTGCGCATGGAGGTAAAGCATGGAATTTCTTGGCTTTTGGTGGCCCACCCCAGGGCACGGATGTTGTCCCAGCGATGCTTTCGCCGGGAGAAGTTGTGATTAACGCGGAGTCGGCTCGGCGCTTCTCCGCGCAGTTGACTGCGATGAACGCCGGGGTACAACCTGTTTTCCGCAGCGACGGCGGAAGTGTCACGAACATCGGTGACATCAATGTTTCAGTTACCGGCGGCGGATCAAGCCGCCAGACGGCAAGGTCCATCGCCACAGAAATACGTCGTGAACTGCGGCGAGGCACATCAACTCTCTAAGGGAGAAACACATGATCGACACGTTGAAAATGCAGCAACAGGCGGGTTGCGAGTTGGTTCGTCCTGCCGCCAAGGTCGCTGACCAACTTCATGCTCGCGGGCGCTTCCAAGTGGAGCACTGGCGGGGTGGCAAGTTGATTGGCAAGTATGACATTCGGAACGCAATCACGAACGAGGGCAAGGACAAATTGCTCAACGTGATGTTTCATGGCGTCACTGCTATTGGGACATGGTACATTCTGCTTGTGGATGGTGCCGGTAGTCCGACACTGGCCGCAGCCGATACCTATGCCCAGATCAATGGAACGAATGGTTGGGACGAGTTCATCGCCTATACTGAGTCTGTTCGTGGAGAGTGGACTGAGGGTGCGGCGGCGAGTCAGTCGATTACCAATTCGTCTCCGGTGGTCTTCAACATCAATGGTTCAGGCAGTGTTTACGGTCTGGGCGTAGTTGGTGGCGGCTCGACTCCCTC